GAAATTGAGGCTATAATAAAAATGTTTGAAAGGGAGCTTTTAAATGAAAAACCAAATATCGAATACAACGAAAGATAAAATTGCAAACACTGTAGACCTTATAGGCGTCAAAAATAGAGATGCCTTTAGTAACGCATTAAAACAGACTAAATACGGTGATAAAATAAACTACCACATCGGGCAATATGCAGGAGGTCCATTTAGACTAGACGCTTTAATGGCTAACCAAGCTGGTCTAGTAAATGTTGTGCAGAAAAAGATAGGTGAGGGACTTTTTCAATACATAGCGCAGCGAACTAAAAAGAATTATTAGAAATTTTACAAATCAACCAGCTTAAAACATTACTGCTGGTTGATTATACTGCTGCTGCGGTTGCTGATAACCCATAAAATTGTTCGGGTTGCCATACTGCTGCGGCTGGTACGGATTCTGCATCCCGCCATAATTTCCATATCCACCCATCTGCTGACCCATTCCGTATCCGCCATATTGCTGCTGTTGCGGTCTTTGTTGCTGATAAGGGTTTTGATATGGCTGATATTGTGGCTGGGGCATCTGTTGATACTGCTGTTGCGGCTGATTATATCCCATAGCTCCGAACTGACGTTGAGGCTGCTGACCAAATCCACCCATAATACCCTGCGGTTGTCTCTGTGGGACTTGCGGAAACCCGCCAAACATACCCATGCCCATTGGTCGTTGACTGCCAAGGCCCATGCCCATCCGGGGCTGACGCATACGTTGCATCTGCTGTTCCATCTGGTTAATTCGGTAATCTTTAAAACCACCAGTGTTCTCAAACTCAGAACGTAACTCTCCCAAGCGATCCCGTTGTTCTTGATTAGGCTGCATAGCCTCCATCAAAGACTGCATTTGAGCGCGTTGATCCTCGTTCGGGCGCATGGACTTCTGGTATTCCATTAAAGCCTGATATTGTTCGTTATCTGCAAACGGGTTAACTGGCTCTGCTTGTTGTGGCCTTCTACCCATCATGTTCGCATTTGTGGTGGTCATGTAACTCGGCGCACGACCAACGCTTTGACCTCCAATTGAAGGAGTTACCATAGGTTGCCTTCCTCTACCTCCAAAAAACCCCCCCAAACCACCCAAAAACGGATTAGCAGGACGAGGCTGTGCAGTTGGCATTTGGCCTAATTGACGAAAAGGATTAGCAAAAGGTGACGACATAAAATTAGCTCCAAAAAGGAATTGTTCGGATTATATCACTTTTCTGCCGCGCGATCAATATGTCTTTCGCCCATGTACGCATCGACAACCATCATCATAAAAAACGGCAGATCATTTGGATGCAAACCTAACCCGAATAAAAGTTCCACTACTAAGTTTCGCATCTCTGGCATCGAATAAGATTCTGGCATATCTTGCAGCATTTTCGATACAATTACCTCAATTCTTTCTGGGCTTAATCGCTCTTTGCTCATTGCCATCGCTAATCCTTTCGTAGTTTAGGTCTAATACTCGCATCTAAAGCCTTTGGTTTTTTATATGAATAAAAAATATGCTGATCTATTCTTACTATTCTATGAAGTTTTTTGCGCCACACAGGACGAACCTCCGTAGTGTGGTAATGATCCGCGTTACTGTAAGGCAACGACTCAGAACCCTCTAATATACGCGCTGAAAGAGATTTAGATTTCTCCCAAGCCTCTTGGTCTTTGGGATGTTGGATTTTACCACGCCGCACAAACGAAAATTGGCGTTCCTCCATCACAACATCGCAAAGTGATGAAGGCCATCGTTTTGATTCAACCCTGTTTATGATAACCTTTGCCACCATCAATTGTGCTTGGCGGGACTCGCCTCGCGCCTCATGGTATAATGCAAGCGCAAGGCACATCTCTGCGATCATATGAATAAACTCCCAAGAAACAAGCATCCAAGAAGTGCCATAAAGACGATCAAACCATAAATAAAATAAGAAGTCATCTTTTTATGTCTAGCTTGGTCATCCAGCTTATTAGGACCTGATAGCTCTTTAAGCCAAGCAAGTTTGACGCCTGCTGGAGATTTTTGCTCTTGGCAATCGCCCTACCAATGTAATCGCGCTTAACTTCGTTAATAGCCGAATGAACATCGTAGCCGTCTTCGTATTGATCTAATGGCAAATAACCTTGGAACTCTTCACGCAAATTTTCTAAATCAGACTGCGTTGTTATTTCTTCCAATCGATCAAGCAAGTATCGAAATGTCGGTTTATTAATTTCCATATTAGACATCTTCCTGTTCCTTTATTGCTAATCCTATGTTCATTGCTATCTGTGGAACAATCGCGTTCCCTAATCCTTTAAGTCTGTCCACCCTTCTGGGTATCCCATGAGCCACTCGACCCACGTTGGGTTCAACGAGCCAGTTTTGCCCATCTGTGAGTTTACTGCGTCTGGAAGACTGTTCGTTTCGTTGCGCCCTGCTGCCGCAAGCGTTTCCGCTTTGCGCCCCCCTTTGTAATCTCGTGCTAACGGAGTAGGCCACATTGTTTGGTCTTGATAAAGTTTCATCGTGTCCTGATCGACTTGCTCCCGAAGATTGCTCGGTAATTTCCGACCCTTCCTGTGACCTTCTTGCATCTTCTTCGTTGATTCTTCCGATCTCGGTGGCAAGTGATCCATTGTGTTTGGTGTCGCCCACAATTCGGGCGATAATCCAGAGCCTGTCTCGTCTGTGGGGAGCGTTGACGCCGCAAGCTGGAACAATAAACGTCCTTGTGGAGTAGCCTTCGCTTTCCAAGTCAAACAACACCTTGTCGAGGCCCAAGGCGATGTGACCATAAACATTCTCGAAAACGCACCAAGTGGGTCTTTTTTGTGCAATAATTCTAAAGATGTACGGCCAGATGTGGCGGTCATCTTCTGAGCCTTTTTGCTTCCCGGCGACAGAGAAGGGCTGACAGGGGTATCCTGCTGTGAGAATATCGTGGTCGGGAACAAGTCTTTCTGGGTCATTTGCTAACTCCTTTACGTCTGTAGCTATGGGTACATTTGGAAAATTCTTTGCAAGTATTTTGCGACACCACTCCTCAGTGTCGCAAAACAAGATTGGTTTGGACAACCCCGCCCATTCGAACCCAAGAGAAAAACCTCCAATACCGCTGCAAAGATCAACGTGCCTTAATTGTCTTTCAGTATTGATTTTTTCCCTCAAGTCACCCATTACCAATCACTCCCAAATACTTTTTTGAACACCTCATCAAGCATCTTTTCCATTTCTTCTTTACTCATCGTCTTCCTCCTTTTCCACTTGTCCACTGCCGTAACAGTTTTCACACTCTTCCATTCGGGTATCTAAATAACCAATGTCGCGGTTGCAGTTATGCGGTACAGCAAACTCAACCTCTACCATGCCGTTGCCCTCACATTCGGGGCAATCAACTTCTGCCTCCTGTAAGCCAACAACATAATTGCCTATTTTACTCATGATTTTTCCTTTTCTTTGCTAGATATTCAAAGGTAACATTTATTATCTATCGGGGTCAACGGGATAAATAAAAAAACTTATCTAATAAAAAAACCCCCCAACATTACGTTGAGGGGCTAAAGAGGCGCAAAATTTATTTACCATATCTCCATAAACCGAACAATCTAGCAAATAACTTTTTACGTTGTTTTTCGTTCGGGATAAATTCCAGACTAGATGGAGCCTTTATCTTAGCAAGCCTGTTGTTTACAGATGAAGGAGTACGGCCTAAAACCTTTGCAATCTCCTTAATCGGTAGTTTGTTTTCGTGCATGGTGACAAGTCGGTTTTGCTCTCTGTCAGTCCATGCTTTATGAGTTTTCTTTGTCATTAAATCCATCCTTTCAAAATAGCCAAAAGCCAAAGTAGCACCAAAACGGCACTAATTCCAAAAATTACTTTATCTTCCCAATCACCCCAATCCATCACGCATCAACTCCTTGTCGCTCTTCGATTTCATTAAGCGCACGTTTAAGCGCACGTTTAACCCGCTTTGATCGGTCTGGTAAAATCAAACCGTCTAAGCCTTCAAGAAGCCAATTGATTTCCTGTTCGGTGATTGACACTTGAACGGCAGGGAGCAAATACACCCCGCCGTCAATGTTCGTTTGTTGCAAAAACCTCATCAAACCGCGTCCTCAATAAAAGCAAAGCCACCGCCATTGCCTTCCTCATCTTGGGACAACACGAATTTAAATGTGTCATTGCCCTTCTTCATTGTGAACGTAGGCCATGTGTTGTGTTTATCGTATTCACAAGGAACCATTTCAAAATCAATGATTTTCGCTCCCCTTAACTGACCAAAATGTTTTTCATACGCATCATTACTCATGCCGCCATCTCCTCTGCTTCTGCCAACGCAACGCGTAACTTGTAATCGTCAAGGCCAAAGTCTTTGTAGCCATCTTCAATCATTTTATAATACCCACCATTCGGGGGGCTGTTTCGGGTTTTGTCGTTCATTTCATAAACAATCCAATCCGTATTGATCTTGCGCCTGTTGTATAAATGCGGATAACCCTCAAGCTGATCCAAAGAACGCAGACAATCAAGAGTAATCTCCCACAAGACAACGGGGCAGATCGTTTCGGTATCGGGTACAATGTCGGCAACACCACGAAAAACCAACCGCGTATCGGGCAGATAAAACCCGCCCAACGGTTTCGCCTTAGGGCAACGTACAGACATTGCATCGCGGTTCGTGTTCATTCCATAAGCCATATATAACATTACGCGGCCTCCTCATTTTCTGCGCCGAACTCAATAGCCTCATCAATCAAGGCATCGTTCAGCTTGTTAAGGAAATCAGTGCTGAAATGATTGGCAATGACGCTTTGCGCGTAACCCGCAGAACAATTGGCGTCATAAGCCGAATATTTACAGAACTCGTTAATGATAAAAGAGCGCATGGCCTTGCGGTCATGATTGTTGCCCTTAATAAATTCCAGATTAGATCGGTAGTGACCCTCACCAAGATAAGAACCATCTAACCAACAACGGAATAACTGCCGCGTTGCATGGTCGCCATCCATAAGGTCGCCGCCCATATCGCGTAAAATGCGGCCTTTGGCGCTGCTTTCAAATTGTGTCATTTCTATACTCCTGTTTACTAGATGTCCCAAGTAGTACCACACCACATGCGCAAGTCAAGCAAAAAAGATAAGAAAAATTATGTGTTGATTTCATTACATTATTTACGTCAACTTTTTTCACGTCAAAACCTGACGTAGTTGATGTTGATGTAAATAATGTAAGTAAATCAAAGACTTAACCTGTTTACGTCAAACACGTCAAGTTTGCGTTTTGACGTAAATTATTCAATGAAATCAAACACTTATTTTACGTCAACTACGTCACCCCCTATACAGGGGGGAGTATATACCATCCCCCCCTGATGTTGTTGTTGATCTAATCTGAGCAATCCAATATGGGAACTATTGGTTTTATATGGACTTGATTTAGTTGAGCCGTGGGGATACTCTGAGCCTATTGAAAATCAATACAGGTGAACAAATGCCAAAGGTCGGGGATCAAGTCGAAAAAGGTGGACGTAGGTTGCAACCGCAACAACAGAAGTTTTTAGATAACTACATGCACAAAGACATGACCCAAACGGGAGCAGCTAGAGCAGCAGGCTACAAGTCGCCAAATGTTCGGGCTGTGCAGCTTCTTAATAATCCAGTTGTTCGGGAACGCATGGAGGAAATGCGGCAAGAGCTAGAAAGCAAATACGGGGTGTCTGTGACCAAATCTGTTCGGGATATGCAAAGACTGCGGGACGAAGCATGGCAGGCTGGGAACTTTAGTGCCGCAATTAAAGCTGAGGAACTGCGCCTTAAAGTAACGGGGCTTATGGTAGCTCGTAGCCATGTAACGCACGAAAATGTTGATAATCTAACGCGGGACCAGATTGTTGAGCAACTGCAAGAGTTTATGGATCGCGCTAAAAATAGAATGATCGATGTGACACCAGCAGAAAATCCCATAAAACCCGAACAAATCGACATAACATACGATAACGGGAAAGCCGCAGGGTAAGTGGATAACTTGGGGCGGGTCGGGCCACGGAGGCCCCGCAGAAACCCTGAGAGCCACGCTACAGGCCCGATTCGGGACTTTTCGGGGTTCGGGGTCATAACTTGTTCGGGATACTCCAGCAGCCTTTAAATAGCCTCTAAATAAAATCAACTATATTCGGGATTCGGGATCAGTGCAGCGCTGGTCCCCGGAGACAACCCGACAAATTGTTCGGGATAAACACCAGCAGCGCTCCGGGAGTCAGCAGCTACCGGGAGTCTTCGGGGCTGGGAATAAGCCGATAAATTGTTCGGGTTAAAATACCAGCAGGACCCGCAGCTACCGAGGCCAGCAGCGAATCTGGGTAATAAACCGATGAATTGTTCGGGTTCGGGGCCACAACTGAAGGCTGGGAGTTACCGGGGCGGCGGAGTTACCGGGTGAATCGCTGGGAAAAAGCGCTGCCGGGGTGCTTACTGGGAACAATTGTTCGGGTTCGGGCCGCTGGGTAGCTGGGAACCGGGGCCGCAGCAGGGACTCCGCCGGGCCGCGCTGGTAAAAACACCAGCCCCGGCGCTGCTGGTAATAAGCCGAACAATTGTATGTTTCCCGGCGACTCCCCAGCAGCGCAGCCCGGTGAATCTTTTTAACTTTACCTGTTGACATAATATATAGTATGGGATATTGTGGGAGTATTCTAGTAGAAAGGAAAGAAAATGAGAAAAGAAACTCAAAAAATTGCAAAGGCTTTTTATAATAGAAGGTCAGCTACTGCGGCTCGTACTTCAACTAGCGGTGAAGTAGTTAAATTACACGGACACATTATCGCATGGCGAACTTTAGATGGTGATATTGGCTTCAGCTTAAAAGGTTGGCCTACTGTTACAACCCGCGATAGGATTAATGGCATTTTATCCACATTCGGATATGGAAGGTGGGGAGTTGCACAGCGGGGAGGTAAACAGTATCTCGTACTCGGTGCTGAAAAGATGATGCCCCTCGGAGATAATGAGCATTTTTACATTAGTGATCTAAAAGGAATGGAGCCACGAGAAGCGGCTTAATACTTCGGGGTTCGGGATTCGGGGTTCGATCCTTCGGGATCGGGCTTTGAGTCATATATATACATATATATAGATATATACACATATAAATACTCATAAATATAAAAAATTAGCGCTGGCCCGGCGCTTTTTTTTTGGCTGCTGCTGGGAAATAACCCGAACAATTGTACGAATTTTTACCAGCAGGATGCCGGGACTTCGGGATTCGGGTTCGGGATCGGGCCTTCGGGATCATATATGTTCGGGATTCGGGACCCGGTTAAGACGCTGCCTGTATAACTCCCCGGTAGACACGAAAAAC